CTTACGACCCCTAGTATGCCAGTTTGTTAACTGTCCTAATCTTGCTGTTGTTCTAATACTTCTTTGATTTGCCTAACAAGTTTTGGTTGAGATAATCTTCTATCCAACTCTATACCAAGAGATCTACCTATCTCTTCTAATTTAACTTTTGACATCCACTGCAAATCATCTGGAGAAAATGCTTCTGTTACTGCTGGCACTTCAGGTGCAGTAGCAACTGGCATATCATCCAAAGGATTATCATATACAGGAGGAGTAGGAGGTGCTTCTACAGGAGGCACATATTCTTCTACTACTGGTTCTGGTGGTGCAGCAGGAACAGGAGGAGCAGTTGTTTCTGCAACGCTCTCATGTGTTGTTGTTCCTAAATGTGCGAAATCAGAAAACTTACTCATCTTTCCAGACTCAATTCTTTTAGTTATTTATTATTTTCAGAAGACTCGGTAGGAGGAGTGGTCTCAGCAGCAGGTTCCTCTGTCTTAGGTTCTTCTTTTGGTGCGTGAACCTTAGCATATGCAGCCAATAATCCTTCTGCATCTTTAGGTGTAATTCTCATCGTAAAAATATGTAAGGTGTTTTATTTATAAGACCCATTCAGGTTTACGTTCTGGTTTACGGAGATAGTTGTCTTTCACCCAAGGTTTAGTATTGATATACTTTTGATAAGCAGTAAAGGTATCAATAGTTCTATCAGTCTTGATCTCATCAGGCATCGCTCTTGTGAAACCTTCTACCATACAGTAACAAGTAATCACCTCACCAGCACATCTATGAAACATCTTCTTTGCTTCAAATAAAGTATTAGCACATCCATGAACCTTACCATAACGATAAGAATACTCATCTACTAAAGCACATCCATGTTGAATCAACCAAGCAGTATTGAATATACTATCTGCTGCCCACTGTGTGCAAGGATGATTGCGGAATGCACCTTTCTTTGTAGCATAGGTAGTACCATCTTTTTTATTAAGAGTACCCCAATCATAATACCACTTAGAGTATATGATAGAAAGCATCTGACAGGTTTCTAAAGGCATCTTAACCACATGCTTATCAGGCAATTCTGTGGCAGCCTTATGGGGATCGGGGTTGGTTACAAAAATGTTCATGCTACTAACTCAATAAACTCACTAAGGATTTTCTTATTCATTTTTTTACCTTTGAGACTTTTGATGAAATCTCTTTTGATTTGTGCTTTTGTAGCATCGTGAATAGGATCAAACTCAGCATCGGTGTTCAACATCTTAGATGATAGTCCAAAATAGCGATGATAACCACTATTCTTAAGACTAAATGCTTTTTCTTTTCTCCACTCCTTCATAACCTTCTCATACAACTCACAATACCCAGTATATCTACGAACAAACTGACCAGCATCTCTACTTTCAAGAATGCGAATACCAACAAAGTTTATATCTTGGAACTTATCTTTTAGATTCTCTAAAAGAATATCAGTCATATCAGAATACTGAACCATCTTACTGAAGGAATATGTTTTACCAATAGATCTATCTCTTAGGAAAACATTAGAACTAAAGTATGAGGTTCCTAGATATGGCTCATCTTCCCACTGTCTTTGAACTTCTTTATGATATCTAAGAGGTTGTGCTTCACCATCAGTAAGAATTACACATTGAACTTTCTGTAACTTATTCTCCTTCTTGAATTTTGGTAGTATCTGATGTAGAGCAACTAGAGTTTCATTTAAAGGTGTTCCAGAAAGATTCAATCCAAGTGGAGTTCTGAAATTATAGCGATTAGCATAACCACTGTGAGAAGCATGATAACCATATCCCATTATAGAAGAAGTAACTCTCCAGATATTCTTCAGTTGATCATCTAAAGTTTTTGCATTTACTTTACTAGAGAAGAAGTTCATCAAAGAGAACCAATCAGGAACTTGTGCCATATTATTCTTTGGAGTATATGGTGTGATTCTTGACATTTCTCCACGCTCCTCATCATATCTAACTAGAGGATATTCCTGAGTGAAAGCATAAACTTCAAAAGGAATATTCACTTTTTTACAGAACCAGATTAGGTTATAGAGTTGTTTAACAGTATCCTTCAAAACTGTATGCATAGATCCAGACCAGTCAAGGATGAAAACTAATCCGTGGTTCTTACCATCTGCAAGTGTAGTTACTTTTTTGAATAGATCTTCATTATGCTTATAGGTATGAAGTTTAGAGCAATCTAAAACACCAGTTCTAGCAGTAGTGGCACGAGCATAACTGTCTGCTGCCTTCTTACACTCAAACTCTTTTACAAGATAATTAACTTCTTTCTGTGCTTCTCTTTTGAACTGAACATACTCAGCATCAACATCTTCAAAAATATTTGCTTCAGAATGAAAGTCTTTTTTATCGATGAACTGTTTATTATATGCAATAGATTCTTCCCAAGAATCATTACAAACTTTATGAATGGCATCATTAGGAACAATAACATCATCCAAGTTTAGTTTTGGTAGTTCTACATAAGCATTCTCTACACCATCAAGGTTGATCAAATCCTTAAGTTTCTCTGCTAATGATTCAGCAGTTTCTACTGTTGGTTCCTCACTCTGAGTAGCATCACCCATATCCATATCTTCAAAGTCTTCCAATACTGGATCATACTGAGAAGATCCTTGAGTAGAAGATTCTGGTGTTTGAAACTCTTGCTCTTCAGTTTCTTCACCTTGATCATTTGCTTCTATTTCTTCAGTACCATCCTCTGTTGGTTCCACTTCAGCAACTTGTTCTGAAGATTCATCATCGTCAGAGTTAACTTCGTCTTTGCAATACTCATATAGAGTTTGTGACGCATCAAGTACTTGTTCAAATGTTTCACAACTTTCTACTAGCGATAGAATCTTCTTCTCAGCATCTGAAAAAGATACATCAACGAAGCTCCCAATTTTATTGTATATATTAATCCTATCAGCAAGATTAAGGTCAGAAATATCTTTACCATCAAGATCGAAGAAATCATTATCACTTAGTTCGTGGTATCCATTATAGAAGGTTTTTGAGATTCCTGCATACTTTCTTCTCATCAACTTCTCAATTCTTACATCCTCAACTACATTCACAAATACATGTGGGATATCGTGGGTCTCTCTCCAATCAACATCAGGGGTGAAAAGAGCGTGTCCTACTTCGTGAGCAACTAAAGAATCATATACATTATTACTTGCTTGCTCCCATCTTGGAAGAGTTAATACACGAGTGTGAACATTAAACTCAGCAGTATCAACTTTTTTATTCTCTACAATAAGGTCTTCTGTAGCAAGGAGTTTTGCTAGTTGTGATTTGATTTCGTGCTTAACCAACATAGTTCTCTTTGTTTGATGTACCTATCATACTAGAAAACCGCCTCTGTGGGCGGTTGAGTAGACGGTTTATCAACTGTCCACGCCTTACTTTCGCTTGGCGTAATGCTTGGGGTTTCAATTTTCGTTTCCGTTCCTTCTTGGAATGGTGTTGCCAGTTTGGGGTATTCATTGGAAGTTGTAACTTGAATCTCCATGATACACGTTACCGTGTGGCATAAAATTCATTGCTAGGGAATACCTATATTTATTGCTTGTATTTTTCAAAGTCCAATGGTAAAGATGACTAGGAAAGATTAATATACATCCTTTCTTAGGATTAATATGTGCTGTTCCATATGGCATATACTGAGGATCACTGCATTTAAAAGCAATATCAATCATGGGTCGATTATCTGCGTTTTCAATAACAAGTGCAGATGCATCTTCATGTGGGTAAAAAACAGCACTCCATACACAATTAGTATGATTGTGCCTAATAACAACATCACCAGGAGCAGTTTTAGTCCACCAACTCGTAGTCATTTTAAATGGCAGTTCATACTCAAGAGTATCTAAACAGAGATTAATTTTATCATTAAATTTAGATACAAGTTTTTTATTAGATCTTAAAATATATTTACTTGTACTAGCATTATTTTCTTTGTTTGTCCAAGAAACTTTATCTAATATTTTTAAAGAAGATTCTATTAATTCTGAAGCATCTATTTGATATACTAACGTGGGAAATAGTTTAAGAACTCCCATTTCTACTTTATTATCCATAATTAAAAGAAGAATCTCCACATTTTACTTCACCATCAGGTACAAAATTCATAGCCATAGAATATCTGATATCATCAGATTGATTACTCACAACCTTATGCTTTAACTGACTTGGAAATAATATTAATTTTCCCTTTTCACAAGGAAAATTTATATCACCAGACATACCAAGATCAGGATCACTACAATCTTGTGGAACATGAACACCATATGCATTCTTCATAAAAGTTATGTGACCACAATTATCATTAAAGTAAAAAGAAGAACTCCATATACAATTAGTATGATGATGTGATTCAATATGACCATATGGAGCGATTCTAGTAAACCAACTAGTACTCATTCTAAATTTATTTGAAAAATCACATTCCAATAAACAATCATTTACTCTATTTTCAATAGTATCAACTAATTGTTTATTTTGATTCAAACAATATAAATTCTCAGATTGTCCATGATATCTACTATCATTCCAAACAATAGTTTCCTTTAAAGTTTTAACTTCGTCAATTAAATCAGAGCAATCTAATATGTAAACTAAAGTTGGAAAAATATTAAATCTCATAGTTCCATTATCAAATTTTTTCATAATATCATCCTAGAGAATCCTTTTATTTTTTCAAATCGAATCACACTCTCAAACTTATCTTGGAGTTCTGCTTTATGAGATATAACAAATACATTCGCATCCTTGATCACAAAGCGAATGATCTTAAGAAACTCATCTGTTCCAAAACCATCAAGAGAACTATCAAAGATCTCATCCATAATCAAAAGATTAGTATTCACAGAGT